AACAGCTCTCTGCTCTGCCGTTGAGCTATAGGGGAATGTTCTACTACTTAGAACTTACAAAATCATTAATCGTTTCTGCTTGCTTAAGGACATCTTCTAGAGTTGGAAACTCAGGATAATCCATTTTCACGGTATTTGAAGAATTTGCATTCCAATAGCGAGCAGTGTCCACTTCAATACTGAACTGGTCATTTAGCATATTGTATGCTTGCTTAAAGATTTCGAAACGAAGTTCATAAGGTGTCATAGTTATTCTCCTGTGTGTTTGTGTGTATAAAGAACCTTAAGGTTCAGAGCGGAATACCGGATTCGAACCGGTGACATTCAGCTTGGAAGGCTGACGTTCTACCACTGAACTAATTCCGCAGTTGAGACAATTATAGAGTAGTTGAGTATAATTGTCAAGTGTCGATGAAAGGACTTGAACCTTCACGGATTACTCCATATGGATCCATATGGACCTAAACCATACGCGGCTACCAGTTACGCCACATCGACTTGGTGGTAGGAGGGATCTCTATGTGCAGACAGAATCACCTTTTCCTTCATCTAGCGTAACCAGCGAGAGGGATTGCACTTCCTACATTTTGATGGAGTAAGTGTGATATACCTCATAAGGATATAACAGTGACTTACCCTCTATCACTTTTATATAGTAGCATTATTTTGATTAGGTGTCAAGTCCAAAGGTTATGGTCATATTCCCAATGACAGTTCGGACATAATGGCATTATGTTTTCCTTTGAGTTTATAACACTAATCATAACTTCTTCACTAAAAGAGGATATTGGTTTTATATGTGCAACTTCGACGTGTTTATCATATCCACATTTAATGCATTTGGTAAATCCAAGTTTTTTAGCAACCACTCTTGCACGAGTTCTCACTAAAGCAAAGGCAGAAGATTTGTGGTGTTTTTTATAGATTGCTTCTTTAAGGGTCATATCACCCAAAAACCCAGAGCAGTTAATACATCTTTTACTTCTATAATCGATTTCTTTATTACATAATTCACAATTTTTATTAAATCTTATTTTTTGTTTCTTTGGGTAATGTTTATTGGTCCACTTAGCAGCACAACTTCTACTACAAAACTTGGGATTATTATGATTTTTTCCGCAGGTTACACATTCCATATTATAAATGGATATTACATTATTATTTATATTTTTTAGTTGTTTTATTCAAAACAGGCACGGTAGGATTTGAACCTACGACTAACCGATTAGAAGTCGGATACTCTATCCAGGCTGAGTTACGTGCCCATATAAGTTGGAAACGCATAAGACAGTGCCTTATGTATATTACCAGAAGTGTTAGAGGACTTCTGAACCAACAAAACAATCATACCAGTTCAGGATTTGATTGTCAAGTGGGTGCCGTGTGGTTGTGAATCTAAATCAATCCTCTTTGATAAGCGCCCCACTGCATCTTATCTAGAGTTTTGAACCACGGCATATTCTATTTAACATCCACTTCTTGGTCTCCCCACTCCTCTTCCTCTAAGCAAAGATAATCAATTTCTTGAGTTCCTTCGGGGATATTTAACCACTCATGAAACTCATCGATAATAGCAAGAGCATTTATTTGGTCAACTGCATTCCCATGTTGAGTAAGAGTCTCAATCTTTTCCACTGCCCATTCACGAATCTGAATCACAGGTTCAATCTGTGTTTCCATAATAATCTTTTCGGAAGTACCTGTTGAGGATGTTGCTATTGTAGAAGGCTGGCACTCCGTTGTCAAGGGCTTCTGTAAGGACATTGTTGGTGAAGAGTCGTCGGGTCTCCTCAAAGTTTGTTTTGCCCTTTGTTTTATGTAATGATAAGATAGTTCTACTAAAATTTTCTCTGCCAAATTTGATAATGTCTTCTTTAAGTTCCGGACAAGATCCATAATAGTTTTTCCAATCAGATTCCGATTTTACCTTTCGTTTCTTCCCTTTAGGCGTTCTAAAAGAGAAGAAGTACTTCCTCCCGATGTATTTTCTATTGTTGGACTTATTGGCAATGAGATAAACAAAACCAAAGTAGTCCCCAATATCGTCACTGGTAAAAGGAACCTGATTATACAACCAAGGGTTTTCATAGTCAATACCTGTACTCATCAATCATATCAAGAACCTTGTTCAGATATTTATCCGCAAGGTGAGACACCCCCACAGAGTATCCTTCTTGATGTAATTCTTTTTTTAATCCTAACACACGAACTTTGAATTCGTCTTTCTTAAGTTGATTTTTCGACACAATAAAAAGGGGGAGATTGCTCTCCCCTATCTATAATACTTAAGTAGTAGAAATACCTAACCACTCTTTACAATAGTCATAATCTCCAAACAAAAAGTCATCACATTCTGCTGCTTGTTTATAAGCATTTAGAATTTCTTGTTCGCACCATTCATCATAATTGGAATCCTGCAAAAGTATTTTTGGTAACATCTTGCTTAATTCCTCCTACTACATATGACTCTACCTCCGTTTCCTGGGGAGCCACCTGGAGACCTTTAGAGGAAATCCAGTGCTGTGTCCAAGGAAGTGGGTTGTTGTTTGCTGCGATATCGTATTGAGGTTTTAACCCAATTGCTTTAAGTCTTCTGTTTGCGATCCATTCTACGTATTGTTGAAGAAGTTTATCGTTTAGACCAATCATGCTACCATCTTTGAACAGATAATCTGCCCAACGCTTTTCTTCATTTACTGCACGATCGAACATTGCATAAACCCATTCTTCTTCCTCTTTTGCAATCTGCTTCATTTCAGGATCATCACCATCCCTCCACTTGTTCAAAATATTTTGAGTGATTGCTAAGTGTTGGTTTTCGTCTCTTGCGATAAGAGAGATGATCTTAGCGGATCCTTCCATGAGCTTAAGTTCACCGAATGCGAAAGAACATGCAAAACTAACGTAGAAGCGAATACCTTCAAGAATGTTAACGTTTGCGACTGCTCTATAGAGTTTTCTTTTAACATCGTTGATTGTTTCTTTTGCGTATGAAACTCCTTCAAGGTTGTGTAACCAAGCATCGGATACACCATATTGTTGTGCTGATTGAATAAAGTCATCATACGATTCAGTTACACTTGAGGCACGTTCCAAGATACGTTTATCAGTGATAATAGTATCAAAAACCTCAGAGGGATCTGGATATACATTTTTGATAATATAAGTGTATGAACGACTATGGATCATTTCCATAAATCCCCACACTTCCATACATGCCTCAAGTTCAGGTAATGAACAATAAGGAATAAAAGACATTCCAGGTCCACGTCCTTGAACAGAATCGAGCATAATTTGATACTTCAAATTAGAAGTATAAATGTGTTTCTGTTCTGGACGAAGTGTTTGATAATCACCACGATCCTTCTGGAGAGACACCTCTTCAGGTCTCCAGAAGTATCCTAATTGCTGAGTAGTCAGTTTATCGAATACAGGATATTTGTATGAATCATATCTCTGAATTCCAAGGGGTTTACCAAAAAACATTGGTTGCTTTTTGGTATCAACTTTTTCGGTATTAAAAACCGTCATTCCTTTAATTTGTGTCGTTTCTTCCGTAGAAGAAACCTTAAACTGCACAGGATTCACACTCTCCCTCCTCTACTGAACTTAACTCATTAATTAGATTTTCCAATTCGGATTTCTTTTCTTCCACAAAATCATCAGTCTTAATATCGTAGGTATTTTGATAATAGGAAGTTTTCCATCCGTACTTGTATGTAGTCAAAAAGTCATTTGCCATAACAGAAACTGGCACTTCATTGTCCGGATAGTTTTCTGGATTGTAACTCCAGTTACCACTAATTGCCTGATCAAAGAACTTTTGCATCATAGCAACAATTTTAATGTATCCTTCGTTACTCTTCATGTCCCAGAGAAGAGTGTAGTTATTCTTGAGACTACCATACTGAGGAACGATCTGCTTGAGAGGACCCTTCTTTGATTTTTTAATGGACATGTATGCTCTAGGAGGTTCAATTCCGTTTGTGGCATTTGACACAACGGAACTGCTTTCCGAAGGCATTTGTGCGGACAGTGTGCTGTGTCGGAGACCGTGTTCCAAGATAGATGCTCTAAGATTTTCCCAGTCATGTTGCAGTGGAATTGATGAAATTTCGTCTACATCTTTCTTATAAGTATCTATGGGGAGAATACCATCTGCATACTTAGTGCGACCAAAGTTTTCGCACCATCCTTTCTCCTTAGCAAGTTGATTAGATGACTTCAAGAGATAATACTGGAAAGATTCGGAAAGACCATGGACAGCATCCCAAGCCTCTTGAGAGTTGTATGAATACCCAAGTTTGGCAAGATAGTGTGCAAGACCAATATATCCAATTCCAAGGGATCTACGTGCCTTTGTAGCAAGTTCTGCGGATATTACAGGATACTTTTGGTAGTCGATCAGTTCATCCAGTCCACGGACGGAAAGATCGCAAAGTTCTTCCAGTTCCTCATCAGACTTTACTTTACCAACATTAATTGCCGACAAAATGCACAATGCAATCTCGCCATTTTCATCATCAATATGTTGAATTGGATAAGTTGGAAGAGTAATTTCTTGACAGAGATTACTCATCTCGATTTTATCTTTGAACGAAGAATGAGAGTTGCAATGGTCAATATTCATAATATAGATACGACCAGTCTCTGCTCTCTCCTTTAGAAGATTAAGAACGAGTTCCTGACCACCGATTCTTTTTTTCTTTACAGAAGGATCATTCTCATACTTCACATACAACTCATCGAATGCATCAGTTCCAAATGCTTCATAAAGTCCAGGAACATCATGGGGAGAGAATAATGATACTTCTTCATT